TTTATTATCGCAGATGAAACTCTTATCAATCCAAATACACTGATTGAATTAACAGGTATAGAACCTATACAAAGAATGGGCCAAGTTCGTTGGTATAAAAAACCTGAAAAAGGAAACATATATGTTGTTGGCTTAGATCCTAGTTTAGGTACTGGAGGAGATCCAGCAGCTATTCAAATCTTTGAAGCAAATACTACTACACAAATTGGCGAGTGGAAACATAACAAAACCGATATACCTAATCAAGTTAAACTGTTAGCACAAATCAACAAATATATTGTAGAGTGTACTAACGAACCTAACAACCTTTATTATTCTATTGAAAATAATAGTATAGGGGAAGCCGCACTAGTATCAATTAATGAATATGGTGAAGCAAATATTAATGGTATCTTTTTAAGTGAACCGGGTAAAAAGCGTAAAGGATTTAATACTTCACATAAGGTAAAGCTAGCTGCCTGTGCTAAATTCAAAACTCTATTAGAAAGTAAAAAATTACAAATTAATAGTAGAAGTTTAGTATCAGAACTCAAAACCTTTATAGCCAGTGGTGGAAGTTATGCAGCTAAGATAGGTGACCATGATGACTTGGTAATGAGTACTTTATTAGTTGTGCGTATGTTACAGCAATTAGGTGATTATCATTATGAGTTAGAATCTCATATGAGAGACCACGATGAATACATTCCGCCCTTACCATTTTTTGCGGTATTAAATTAAAAATTCAGATAAATATTATTACTATGCCTATACAAACTGATACTCTTAACCGTGGTCTTTATGATTTACTAACCGTAAGATACGATGACGTAACTCCATTAGACTCTAAAGAAAAAACTACATCACCGGAAGAAGCTGATATTTTCAAATTTACTTTTGAAAAAGATGGAGAAACATATGGTAAAGTCTATGTTACTATTGACAACAGTAGAAATTTAATATTATATTATGGTGATGAAGTAGAAGACAGCCCTGATACTAATACCTCAGGAACTGAATTTAGTGATAGTTGGTCAAGCTTTAGAAATATGCTTAAGCAGTGGTCACAACGTAAGCAACTAGATTTTGAATTGAAAAATAAAAATCATTTAGCTAAAGATATGGCTCAACGAACATACAATAAAGAAAAAGAAAATTTAGGTGAAAGCTATTATCCAATGGGTAAAAGAGGTAGCTATAGCGATGCTGTACCTAATGTTAAAATAATTATTCAGCATACTCGCCAAATTGGTGAAGGTGAGCAAAGGTATCGCAATATAGATAAAATATTTGTAGAAAATACAATGGGTGAACGTTTTGCAGTACCAAGTAACAAGCCTGGTATAGCTAAAGTATATGCTAGACATATTGCTGAAGGTGGTTCCCCTTATGATGATAAAGGTCGTCATATTACTTCATTAGTAGAAGAATATATAAAAATGGCTGGCTTTGTTAGAGCCACTAAAAATAAACAATTTAACGAATCAACTAATATGTTGATCCAAGAGGGTGTTAATCATTATCAATCGTTAAGAGAAACCCTAAGTAGAATGATAGGCCGTCGTGGTTACCACGCATATTTTGAAGCATGGCAACCTATTTTAAGTGAAGAAATCACTGAAGAAACTAATCTTAACGAATTATTTGTTCAAGAAACAATCGATCCTAGAATTGAGTCAGTAATGCCAATTCTTTCTAAATTATATAAAAAGGTAAGTGAAATGAAAGAAATTAACCAATTAGAAGCTTGGGCAAATAAAATCATTGAGGAAACTACAGATTTAAAAACTATTCCTGAAGAAGAACTTGATGAAGGCAAAGGTGCTATAAGAAAATTCTTAGCTGGTTTAGGAATCATGGGTGCTCTAGGTGCATATATCAGTAGTGAAGATGAAGCTATCCTACAAAAGATGGCTGTAAAATATGACCAAGCTCAGACTCCACAAGAGCGAGCACAAATCAAGCATGACATTGAAAGAGTTACCAAAGGTAGTTTAGTCAAAGAAGAAGATATGGAAGAAGGATATACAGTAACTCGTGGTATTGATAAAGAAAGATATCAAGAACGTCAAGGATTAGAAGGCCCCTTCTCTACCAAGAGAGGTAAAGTTGTATACTATGACAAGCGTGAAGGAAAATACTACGATCCCGATACCGACATGTATATTGAATATGATGATTGGAAAGCAATGAACGAACAAGGTGTGGCAGAGGCTTATCCAAACCAACAAGCATCTAGATATAATCCCAATGGCACAACGTATAAAGGATCCTATAATAAAATGCCAATATTGGATCCTGAAGACCCTGTACACAATGCTGATAGATACGGGCCTGCGCACGACGAACCATATGAAATGGATTTCGACAAAGAAGATTTAAAACGTGCTATTGCTAAAGGTATGTCAGATTTACCCGATACTGCTAAACGTGTTATTGAACTTAGATTTTGGGAAGATATGACATATGAAAAAGTAGCGTCAGAACTTGGATTATCCAAAGAACGTATCAGACAAATAGAAGCAAAGGCACTTCGTCAATTAAAACATCCGTCAAGATCAGATAGATTACGCCCATTTGTTCATCCAGAGGTGGCGGAAGACCTTGATGCTAACCAAAAGCGTGTAGGACAATTAGGACCATATGAAAAAGTAGGTCCTCAAGGCGCAGTGGGTAAACTAGTTGGTGCCGAAGAAAGTATTAGAGAAGGTCAAGAAGACCTAGATACTATTAGACGTTTATTGGGTGAAGGTTTGACGGGTGAATTAATAGGTGGTACTGTAGGCGGCACCGCTGGCGCATTAGCTGGATCAGCTTTGGGAGCATTAGCCGGCGGTCCAGCAGGAGCCGCACTTGGTGGAGTTTTAGGTGGTGCTGCAGGAGGAACTGCAGGGCAAATGATGGGAAGAGATTCAGCCGAAGACAATAAATTATCTGAAGCACAACTCAATGAGTTTGCAGCTATTATTCCTGCTATAGCTGCCGGTGCAAGGGTCTTATTACCATTATTATCTCGTGCAGGTCCTGCATTAGGTCGTATGGCATCTACTGCTGGCAAAGCTGGAGCACAAGTGGCTGGTAAAGCAGCCACTGGAGTTGGTAAAGGTGCTTTAGAACTTGGTAAGTCAGCAGCACAATCAACAGCCCAAAATGCAGGTAAAGTTGGACTAGGGGCCGGTGTCTATTCTATAGCAGATGAGATTGGTAAATCAATTCCGCAAGGACTGAATAAAGTTTATACTGATGCAACATCCGCAGCAAGCGCATTAACTACCATTCTTGGCAATGCGGTCGATGGTAAAACCATTGGTGAACTAGCAACCGCGGCGGCTAAATATGCAATACCATTAGGTATGTTATTGGCTGTATTGTACGGTGGTAAAAAACTTATTGACCAAGTTATGTCTGAAGGTGCGGATGATACTTTTATGGGATCAATTGGTCAAAAAATTGGTTCTGTTACTCCAAACCCCGCAGATTTAGTAAAGGGGTTTGATAAAACATTTGAAGGTCAAGAAGACCTAGATACTATTAGACGTTTATTGGGTAAATAACTTTCTAAAAAACCGCACAAAAAAGTGCGGTTTCCCATATCCAAAAGGAATAAATAAAAGTGTAGTTCGCGGAATTGGCGTTCCCAACTACTCTATGATTGAAAAGGAATCACAGCATGACTATTTATAACGAAACCATACCTTATATCTATAAGTGGACTCATATACCTACAGGAAAATGGTATATAGGCTCAAAAACTCGTAAAGGGTGGAACCCAGCAAGGCATGAAGAATACATTTGCTCAAGCAAAGATGTGAAGCCAATGGTCTTAGAAAATCGCAATGAATGGGAGTATGAAATATTACATATAGGTGATGCTAAGTATATTGCTAGGTTAGAAACTGAAATACTGACTAGCCTAGATGCTAAAAATGACCCAATGAGTTTTAACCAGCACAACGGTGATGGTTTATGCAATAGGGCAGGAACTACTCATTCACAAAAAACATTAGATAAAATGAGGAAATCACATGAAGGTCAAGTACCGTGGAACAAAGGTAAGAAACATACTGAGGTTCACGTAGAAAATGCCGCCAAGACAAAGCGAGGAGTGAAAACCGGGCCAAGGTCTGAGAGTGCTAAACAAAAACAAGCAGAGAAGATGAAGGGGAAGGTTCCATGGAACAAGGGAAAACAGACCGAACAAATTCCATGGAATAAGGGCATCCCCAGAGACAAGGATACTATTTTGAAGGACCAAGAGACAAAGAAAAGAAATGGTACGGGGAGTTATCAAAAAATCACATGCCCGCATTGTTCTAAGGTCGTTGATAACCCTAACTATAATAGATGGCATGGTGAGAAATGTAAAAATATCAATAAAATTTGATCTATTTTATTAAACGGGATAAATATATATTGACATGTCGCTGTGAGTATCTTATACTTACGATGTGTTAGTCGCATTGGCATGCGGCGAATAGTAAACAAAGAGACCATCTCAATTTTTATATAAGGAGAAAATAAAATGGCCACACTTCAAGAAATTAGACAGCGTATTCAAGCACAAGAAAACAAGACAACTAAGGGTTCTAATACCCAATCAGATAATTCAATTTATCCCCACTGGAACGCAGACGAAGGTACGACCGCTACCGTTCGTTTCCTACCAGATGCGAATCCTTCAAATACGTTCTTTTGGGTAGAACGTCAAATTATTAAACTTGCCTTCAATGGTGTAAAAGGTAGTACCGATTCCAAACGTGTTGAAGTACAAGTGCCATGCCTAGAAATGTATGGAGATAGTTGTCCTATTCTAGCAGAGATTCGTCCATGGTACAAGGACGAGACTCTTAAAGAAATGGCTAACAAATATTGGAAAAAGCGTTCATACTTGTTTCAAGGGTTTGTACGTCAAAACCCAATTGGTGATGACAAAGTTCCCGCGAATCCTATTCGTAGGCTCATTATCTCCCCGCAAATCTTTACTATCATCAAATCTAGTTTGATGGATCCTGAAATGGAAGAATTGCCAACTGACTATATGCGTGGTCTTGATTTTAACATCAAGAAAGCTAGCAAAGGTGGTTATGCTGATTATTCAACTAGTAATTGGGCACGTAAAGAAAGCGCATTGACGCAGGCTGAGCAAGATGCTATTGAAGCACATGGTCTTTTTAATCTTACTGAGTTTTTGCCTAAAAAGCCAAATGAGGCTGAGTTGCGTATTATCAAAGAAATGTTTGATGCTTCAGTAGATGGTCAACCATATGACAATGATCGTTGGGGATCATACTATCGTCCATATGGTCTAGAAGCACCTGCAGGTAATGGTAATCAAGCAGTTGTTACAGAGGCAAAGGTTGATTATAAACCTGTAGCTGAAGCAATTGAAGATGATGAGTCTGTTGCTTCAGCAGAGCCTATCTCAATTCCTAAAGCACCAGCCGGTGATAAGGCACAAGATATATTGGCGCTAATTCGTGCCCGTCAGAATAAGCCTGCTTAAGTAGGACAAGGGAGGGTCTTAGACTCTCCCTATACAGGAGAATAACATGACATTACCAGACGAAAGATATCGTGCCTTAAAGCAGGGTAAAAAACTATTAGAAGAACTATGTGATCCGGGTCGTACTCCCCGTGTTCCTAGTTTGGTCAGAGATAAGGCTAGAACAGCACTTAGGCACTTTCCTAGCGATTATGAAATTGACCGTATGGCTGATCAATGTCCCGAGATACTTGATAATCAACCATTTAGTGTGTATAATATTGGATTAAACAGATAATAAGGAAAACTATTATGTCAAAATTAAGCAAATTAGATAAAGTAAATGAATCAATCACTATCAATCGTTATGACAATGGTTGGATGGTTGAAGTAGGCGGTCGTAATGATGAAAGTGATTGGACACACTGTAAGATTGTATGTAATTCAGAAGAGGAAGTTCTTGATGTAGTTAAAGAATGGAATACAATGGATTTGGACAGTTAAGATGACGAAACCATTTGATGTAGGCAAATTCCGTAAGGAAATAACAAAAAGTATCGACGGTCTATCAATTGGGTTTAACGACCCTACTGATTGGATCTCAACAGGAAATTATGCTCTCAACTACCTCATTAGCGGTGATTTTAATAAAGGCGTACCTCTTGGTAAAGTTACTGTCTTTGCCGGAGAATCAGGAGCAGGAAAATCATTCATCTGCTCAGGAAACCTAGTACGCCATGCACAAGAACAAGGCATCTTTGTAGTCTTAATTGATTCAGAGAATGCATTGGATGAAGCATGGCTACACGCATTGGGTGTATCAACTGACGAAAGCAAGCTGTTGAAACTTAACATGGCAATGATTGACGAAGTGGGTAAAACTATTTCTATGTTTGTCAAAGATTATAAAGCAATGCCAGAGTCAGAACGACCAAAGGTATTGTTCATCGTTGATTCATTGGGTATGTTGTTGACACCCACTGATGTTAATCAGTTTGAAGCAGGTGATATGAAAGGTGACATGGGTCGTAAGCCCAAAGCACTAACCGCACTTGTTCGTAACTGTGTTAATATGTTTGGCAGTTTAGGTATTGGCTTGGTTGCTACTAATCACACATACGCAAGTCAGGATATGTTTGACCCAGATGATAAAATTTCAGGTGGTCAAGGCTTTGTCTATGCAAGTAGTATTGTAGTTGCAATGAAAAAACTCAAACTCAAAGAAGATGAGGATGGTAATAAGATTAGCGAGGTGCGTGGTATTCGGTCGGCATGTAAGATTATGAAAACTCGTTATGCCAAACCTTTTGAAAGTGTGCAAGTTAAAATCCCATACGAAACAGGAATGAGCCCCTATTCAGGTCTACTTGATATGATTGAAAAGGCTGAACTTGTTAAGAAAGAAGGTAACAGTCTTGTTTACACTACCCTTGATGGAGAAATCATTAAGAAGTTTCGTAAAGCATGGGAAGCAAATACAGATGGTTGTTTAGATAAAGTAATGACCGAATATAGCCAAAAAACAAATCGTAAGATAAGTAATGTATTACCTGAGGAGGAAAATGCAGAATGAGTCTAGATATTATTTCATCCGTTTGGGATGCATTGAGTACACATATTGATTTAAATGAACGTAAATATGCCGCAGAAACATTAATTGATTTTTTAATTGACAATGATTTTCAGCCAAATGAAATTTTAGAACATTTTCAAGGTGATTCTGAAATGACCCGTGCAATTAAAGGATGGGTTGATCAATACGGTGATGATTTTGATGTTGATGACATAGAAGACGCAGACACAGACGATTGGGATTAAATGGCAAATTGGTACACAAGAATCGCACAAGATTTATCTGTTATACCTGATTTTATCACTCACTATGAATTTGAACTTGCTACGGCAAAAAATGAAGTAAAGATATACGGCAATGTTGAAAAAAACATTGCCGCACTTCCCGGCATTACTGAGCATAGATTTAACCAGCTTCAAGAAATTGAGGCTGTGTTAAACTATCTTAATATTCAATTACGGAAAATTCGCCGAAAACATTTTCAAAAATATCTAGAAGCGTATAATAGAGCATTGACTAGCCGCGATGCCGAGAAATACGTTGATGGCGAAGATGAAGTTATTGATTTTGAAACTATCATTAACGAGGTTGCTCTGTTACGAAATCGTTGGTTAGGAATCATGAAGGCGTTAGAATCTAAAAACTTTATGTTAGGCCATGTAGTTAGGCTAAGAGCTGCCGGCATGGAAGATATTCAAATAGGATAATTATGAAGCTTTATAATCAAAACACCATGTGGAATCAAGCAATTCCATCACTCACTACCTGTCAAATTAGTTCTTTGCAATCTGCAACTTATAATATTAACAGCACATTAAATTATCCTAATACATCTCCTATTAATCTCAATGACATTATAAAATCAACAACTGGTTATCATGATGGTAAATATGTTAAAACATATCAAATTATTGAGGCTGCTGAAGATTTATTGACGTTGAGTGTAGCTCATAAGAGATTATTAAGCGAAAGGATTTCATTACTTGCTAAATCATTTTCATTTAAAAATATACTTGATTCGGTGATTTTTGAAAATTTAAATGATAATGACCGAGAAATCGCTAGTACAATTAGAAAGTATTATAGCCAACAAATTGTAATGTGGGCGCTTAAAGGAATTAAATTAACTTCATTTAGAGAAGATTTAAAAACCTATCTCAATGGTGAAGGTAATAAATTTGTAGAAAACACAATTCCATTAGTAACTAAATTGCCTTATTTTTATGATTATGATATTAAATTGGATGAGATAAAGCGAGAATTTACTACTGACCTCAGCGGATATAATCCTATTACTACTAATATTCCTGATAAACATAGTTATATTTTAACACCAATTAAATCATTATTTCGTAAAACTAAAAAGACTAAATGTATTGAATATTGGTTGAAAGACAATTACAATCGGGCTTATAAAATAGAAATTGAACATAATAATCCTCTACAACCTTTATGGGATAAAACTTTTAATTCTTCTAAATTAGAAATATTAGGTTATATTAAAGTAAAACGATTGGATGATTTAAATTATTTCCATCTATTTGGTTGGGAAGTGTTGTAATTTTACTACATCTTGGAAATTGACAATAAATGGGTTTGGGAGTATAATGAATTCATACGCTGAGAAAACGGAGAAGCAGATGAATTTTGAAACCAAAGTTATCAATACTATTGCTACTATTTTGGACTCGGGGGAACAGGTAGATTTCAGTTATGGAACCCTGTTCGTAACCTGTACCGAAGACAAGGCCCGTTGTATTTTCCACACACTTTGTGACAATTTCGGCGGGGTCAATCGGGTCCGAATCAGCCAATGCGGTGAGGAATACGCCTACGATTTTGTCGCTTGACAATAAATGGTTTTGGGCATATACTAGAATCTTAGTAAGTTAGATAACGGAGTAAGTTATGACTGCATTTATCAAGACCGAGTTCTCAGGTTCCGAGTGTGTCAGCTACGGTGGCAAATTTGTCGCTAGGTTCAAACGGGGCGGAAAGGCTTCTTTTCTGACGTTCTTGGTCAAGAACTTCACGGTTGAAGAATATTTCAGCCGATTGGACGCAGGTGAGTCTCCCCTTAAGATCCTTGAGTCTAAGGGATATCTTCTCCCGCACATCAAAAAACTCCTCAAAGAAATTGGTTACGAGGTTTCGGTTGCTGGTTTCAAACAGTATATCGAGGACCAACTTGAACGTCGCTACGCTACAATTTGACAATAAATGGATTCGGGCGTATAATAGAATCTTAGACAGTTAGATAACGGAGTAAGTGATGCAAGTAGGTGATATTGTTAAGAGCTTAGACTTCAATGGTATTGATAGTTGCTACATGATCGGTAAGGTCGTCGGAGTTTACGAACGTGACGGTACTTTCCGTGCTAAGTTTGTTAAGCGGGTTTGGGAAGGTGTTGAGGATCGGAAGTTCAAAACCGACTTCTTTACCGCTCCCCTTCAAGGTGAGCAATTTATGGATCGGCACACTTCTCCCCGTGTTATCGTAATCGGTTAATAGGAAATATTATGTTTACCCAGTACTCAACGGTTCTCAAGCAGGTTCGTGTTAGCGATATCCGCGCTGGCAGTGTTGTCATAGTAAAGGGCAATTTTGGTTTGGGAATGTCACAAATTGTCTCGGTAGACTATGTGGAAGACAACATCAAAAACGGCAAGCCAGGCATTACTTACGGTCGCAGTTGGGCATACTTGGATCAAGTGGTTCAGGTGCTAAAGTACTAAACGGTTGACAATAAATCAGTTTGGATCTATAATATTTGTATTGAATCAACAAAAGGACACAAAATGACACAGTTTATTGCTAAAGGTTACATTGAAAACGGTGACTCGGCAGTTCTTTGGAGAATGGCCGACTATCATTATCAACTGGAAGTTGGGTTCGGAACACCTAGACAACGTTCTATTGATTTGACGGATACCGAGTATTATGATGCTTTTTGCATGTTGCAGGCAATTTGTGTGAAAGAAGTAGCAGTTGCGTAAAAAACCTCAAGGTTGACAATAAATTAGGTTCCCTGTATAATAGAATCTTAGACAGTTAAACAACGGAGTTCAAAATGCGTACACCAACTATCATCAACGGTCTGAAAAACTCTCAAAAATTCCGTGTGATTTTCAAGGGCGATGGCTCTGAAAATGACGTTGGGCTTTATATGACGGTCAAGCAAATGTCCGAAATGTTTGCTACGACTAATGCCCGATCATTGTGTTATGAAGCCCTTGAAATGTTGGCTTCTGAGCGGCAATCTACGAAATCCATTGTAGGGCTTGGTACCACGATTCGTGGTAAGCAAATTCAAGTTGATTTGGTTTAAAAGGAATTATGATGAGTAGACTAGCATTTATTGGCCGCCCTTGGGTTGCGTTCGAAGCCAGCGATCCACAACACCGAGCGTGGTTCGCAGAGTTCCGCAAGTTGGGAACTTGGGGTAAGTGTCCTGTACGATTTATCATCCCAGATGACCATGGTGATCTTATTACTATGATTCAGCGGCGCCTGATTGATTACTATGTGGGCCAAGAGTTTGACCGTAGTGAGTTTACCCGAGCTAAAGTAGCTCCACTGACATCCAGTCCTTTTGGTCTACCCAAGTCTGAAATTAACTAGGCTTATGAATGAAGCCTAAGATAGCCTTATTCCTAAATGATCCGGAATGTTCGGTTATATGTTGCGCCGGCATTTATGAGGCATTGTCTAGTCAATATGATATCCGTATTTTTACTCGGCATGATTTTTCTCCTAAAATACTAAAAAAAGCTGATATTATTGCTTTTCCAGGTGGCATTGGCAACAGTGGGTCCTTTGAAAACCTACTTGAAGATAAAGTTGATATTGTTAAAGAATATCTAGCTAAAGGTGGCAGGTATCTTGGTGTCTGCATGGGAGCATATTGGGCAGGGCATCACTACTTTGATATACTAGATGGCATCAAAGTAGTGCAGTATATCAAGAGGCGAGATACAGAAATTAAACGCAGTTATGCTACTGTAGCTGAAGTGATGTGGAATGGAAGTCTAGAAAATATGTATTTTTATGATGGATGTGCATTTGTATGCAAACCTCATAAAAACAAAACTATTGCTACATATGCTAACGGTGATTCAATGGCTATCATTCAAAACCGTATTGGATTGATTGGTTGCCATCCTGAATCATCACTATCATGGTATCGCCAACCGTATCTTGAATCGTATTGGCATGGGTTTCGGCATCATCAATTATTGCTAAATTTTGTTAATGATTTAATGGAAAGGTAATGGATAGTAATCAATTTGACCGTATAATTGCCATTTGGGGTTGGATTATTATAATTATTGTGCTACACTATGAGTATGGTAGGTAAACTATGAACGAAAAAATTGTTGACAAGGATTACTTAAAATGATTTGGAGTGCTATACTATTTGGATTCTTCTCAGTATTTGGCTGGAACAGTGGTCAAAAGATATGGGACAAATATATTGAACCTAAAATTGAAACACCGATTCAAAAAGATTCTAAGGACAAAGAATGAGCAGGATTATTTTAAGTTGTGGTCATGAGGTAAATGATTTTACCCGGGCCTACCATGTCATGACCAAAAGCACAGATCGTTATGGCAATCGTGCCATAGAATATCAAACTGTTTGTGGTCCTTGCGAAGACCGGTACAGGCAACAGGGTCAACTTTTTGATTTTGAAGAGGTTGCCTATATGTGGATTAGTAAAGATGAAAATGTGTGTGACTAGTTTTAAACTCTAAAGGAATTGATGATGGATATCAAATTAGATCGTGAAACAATCAGTGATGAATTATATAATAAACTCCTACAACATTTTGTTAACAAGGCTGTAGAACAGGGCGTGTTCGTAACCAAACACACTAAGTTTGAGGATTGGGTTCTCTCCTGTAGGGTAGAGAACACTGTGCATTGACAATAATTCTCACACCGTGTATACTTATTAACTCAACTGAAAAAAGGATCTAAAATGTACGAAAATGACCGTTCTCAAGAAGATTTTGATAACCTAGACTTTTTGATGGAACTAGACGCTCAAGGGCTTCAAGCATGGTTAGACGCCGCTGACGATGATGATTTGGTTTATGCTTTGGAACTACTTAGGCCAATTATTACGGACCTGACGCTGAAAGAATTGGCTATCCGAGATGTCGTGACCAACACCGATTTAGCCGATGAAGTTTTGGATAGAATCCGCAAGCTGGACTGACACTGAATTTGACAATAAATAGATTTGGGTCTATAATAGAGTATTAGACAGTTAGATAACGGAGTCACAGATGAGCGCAATGAGCAATCTTTATACAGAAATTCAGGAACTCTTGGAAGCAGGATTGTTTCCAACCGTGATCGCTAGCCGACTTGGGGTTCCGCTGAATTGGGTAGATCAAGTCCGTATGGATTTGGATCCCCCTGACCTTACTCCTGACAGCGAGGAGCAGTTCCAAGACTATGATTCAGCCTTCGCAGGTTGACAATAATTGGTCATTACTGTATAATAGATTCATACACTGAGAAAACGGAGTAACAAGTGGCACAAGTTCTAGTCAAATACGGCGAGTATCGTAATCTTCCCGTGGTGAATACGAAATTCACCCTTGTCAAAGATTTTCATCAAGGCAAGAAAGGTGCTTACATCACCGTTAAGAACGACGGTCAATTTCCAATCGCTATTAGCGTGGTGAAAGTTAAAGTAAATAATGTTAAGAATGTGGAATATCTTGATGGAGAACCTGTAATGGCGCAAGCTGTAGAATTTAAAGCACTAAAAACCCCCGCGATAGAGACCGAGCAAGAGGCAATGGATCGTATTGCTACCCGTTTTCAAATCCTTGATGACATGTCCAAGGCATGTATCAACGGCGATATCCGTGCAATGATTGTATCAGGTCCTCCGGGAGTTGGCAAGTCGTTTGGTGTTGAGACCCAGTTGGAAAAGGCCGCAATGTTTGACAAAATTGCAGGCAAGCGTGTTCGCTTTGAAATTGTCAAGGGTGCAATGACCCCAATTGGACTGTACTGTACACTGTACAAGTACTCTGATCCAAAGAACGTTTTGGTCTTTGACGATTGCGATTCGGTATTCCAAGATGACTTGGCTCTTAACATTCTCAAGGCTGCTCTTGACAGTGGTAAACGTCGGCGCATTTGCTGGAACTCGGATAGCTCTATGCTTCGCCGTGAGGGTATCCCCGAGGCGTTTGAATTCAAAGGTTCGGCAATCTTTATTACTAACTTGAAATTTGAGAATCTCAAGTCCAAGAAATTGCAAGATCATCTCGAGGCTCTGCAAAGTCGTTGTCACTTTCTTGACCTGACGATTGACACGGAACGTGATAAAATTCTTCGTATCAAACAGGTTCATCGTGATTGCGACGGTGGTTTGTTCCGTGACTATGATTTTGAAGGTGACATGGGTGATCAGGTCCTCAACTTCATGGAAACAAACAAATCTAAACTCCGTGAATTGTCGCTACGTATGGCACTGAAGATTGCGGATCTGACTAAAGTGTCTCCGACAAACTGGCGTGTACTTGCTGAAAGCACTGTGATGAAACGCGGTTAATTATTGTCTCTCGTTTGAGGGGGAGAAATCCCCCTTTTTTTGCCTTTTAACTTGATTATTATTTTGGACTAGCGTATACTTGTAGGATGATAACAGACCCCGTTAAAATAACCATAGAAAATAATAAAATTTTAATGAGCTTACCATTCTCAAAAAATTTTATTAAAGATTTACGAAGCCAAGACATTTTTAGTTTAAAGTGGGATTACTCTAATAGTAGATACGAAGCGGTATTTTCAACAGACAGTATTAAAAGAATAATCCAAGTAGTTTCCGATCATTTTTCTACTATATTATATTGTCCTGTGGCAACCAAAGTGCTTGCCACTATTAATGAATATTCAAGAATTAAATATTGGCAACCTACTCTAGTATGTAGAAATGATTTTTATTACATTGCTGCCAGCAATGAACATTTAGATAACGCAATCATAAATATTCCATTAAATAGCAATGTAAAAACAATATCATTACTTGCTGAATATGGAATAGCAGTTGACCAAGAATTGATTGAATCCGACAATAGATTGCTATTTGCATCTCAGTTTTTCACAAGAATTGATTACGACAAGACCGAAAATATAATACAGAGGTTGAAAGATATTGATTGTGATTGTGCAATCTTTGCTAATAGACCTTATACTGCTGTAGGTAGTACACTGTACACCGACTTAATAAAACAAGGGTTTCATGTAACAATAATGCATGATGAATTGAATTTAGATTTGGAATACAAAAAAGTTAAACGTCCAGTTATGATTAAATTTTTATCTAATTATCTGCCCTTTGATTACAGTTTAAATATTAAAAAGGTAATTAAAATTACCAATTCTTTACCGGTCTATGTTAAATGAAACAATGTAAAATTATAGTTAAGGACGAGGTTAATGTTAAACTGGAAGGACTAGAATTATCTGAACGTAAAGCACTTGTTAAAATGTTTGAGTACGAGATACCTGGGGCAAGATATTTACCAAGTGTCCGATTGGGCAGATGGAATGGCAAAGTCAGCTATTTTAGTTTAGGTGGCAGTACATTTATTAATTTATTGCCCGAGATTCTTCCTATCCTAGATAGGGCAGGGTACGACATTGAATTAGAAGATATCAGAGAATATCGTACAACCTTTGAATTCGCGGAAGTGTCCGAGGCAACGTTTGCCCATAAAGTTTGGCCCAAAGGTCATCCTAAAGTGGGTGAGCCAATTGTACTTAGAGATTATCAAATTCAAATTGTCAATGATTTTTTAAGTAATCCACAAAGTTTGCAGGAAATTGCTACTGGTTCGGGCAAAACTATTATGACTGCCGCACTAAGTTATAGTGTAGAAAAATATGGTCGCAGTATTGTTATCGTTCCAAACAAAAGCTTGGTAACACAAACCGAAGCAGATTATAAAAACCTTGAATTAGATGTGGGTGTTTACTTTGGTGATAGAAAAGAAATAGGAAAAACTCATACTATCTGTACTTGGCAAAGTCTTAACAATATGCTTAAGAAAACAAAAGCAGCCGAGGCTGAGGTTCCAATTGGTGAATTTTTAGATGGTGTAGTATGCTTAATGGTTGATGAGGTCCATAGTGCAAAGGCAGACGGCCTTAAAACACTATTGACAGGAGTAATGTCACACATACCAATTCGTTGGGGATTAACTGGAACTATTCCTAAAGCTAAGTTTGAAGCTCAGGCTTTGTTTGTAAGTTTGGGTCCCGTAATAAATAAACTTTCTGCTAGTGAACTACAGGACCAAGGAGTTCTAGCCAAGTGTCATGTGAACATTGTTCAACTGCAAGATAAGGTAGAATTTTCAAATTATCAAAGTGAACTAAAACATTTACTTGAAGATAAAACTAGACTAGATAAAATTGCAGACTTGATAGATAAGATTAAAGATTCAGGTAACACTCTAATTTTAGTAGACCGAGTTAACGCAGGAAATGAAATCGTAAGTAGAATCCCTAACAGTGTTTTTATTAGCGGTGAAACAAAACTAACGGAGAGAAAGGACGAGTATGATAGTGTGGCAATTAGCGATGGAAAGGTTTTGGTGGCGACTTACGGTGTGGCCGCTGTGGGTATTAACATCCCCCGCATTTTTAATTTGGTTCTTATTGAGCCCGGAAAAAGCTTTGTCCGCGTTATACAGAGTATCGGGCGAGGCATTAGAAAGGCAGAGGATAAGGATCACGTGGAGATCTGGGATATAACTAGCAGTTGCAAATTTGCCAAACGCCATTTGACACAACGAAAAGTTTTTTACAATGAAGCCTCATATCCGTTTTCAATTGAAAAATTAAATTATAAATGATATACTCATAATATGAACATACTAACCTTAGACAATCAATACTACAACCTAGAAAATCTTCCTGAGGAAATCGATGACCTTAGGTTCGCTATACTAGACAACTCTAATCCAGCTAACGTAGACTATCATTATATCCCATTAATCTTTTTGGAAAGCTTTAACAGTCCTGCACTTGTACTTCAGATTGGTGATCATAAAATTAAAATGCCAGTTGATTGGCAAATACTAATTGGTGAAAAAGAACATGGTGATCTAGAAACACTACCTCTGACTAGTATAAATGATAGGGGATTTTCAGCATTTGAATTTAATCCTCTGTCATCATTTAGTCCCAGCTTTCTACCAATTGAGATAGTAGACATTTATCATGACGTAACTTGGTATGCACCTAGATTAAAGAATGGTCAATTTTTGTGTGTGCCGCTTGAACTCGGCCCTAAACCCCAATGTGCTTATTTTGTAAAAGAAGTAAGCCGTAACTGTGAATTGGTTGATTATAATCAGGCATTTTAATGGCAAAAGAAAAAGTAGCTACTGACGAAAAATTTGACAAACAGGATTTTGACTTGTTTGAGGCCCTTAGTGCTTTAGATAAAAAAGACTATGGGTATTATGATAGACTAACTACAGAACAGAAAAAGAAGTTCGTACCTTTTATGATGCTGCATTGGATGAGTGCTATTAAAGGTTCTAAAGATTTGCAAAGCTACTACTTACAAAGTGTAGATTATCATACTAATAAATATTTCCTTAATGAAACTGTATCTAAGCATCCTAAACTGCAATGGCTAATGCTATGTGCTAGTAGTCCAGGCCTAGGTAAACAGTTTCATCAGTGGATCCCTCATATCAAAGACCGAATAAGTAAATTAAAAGAACCTGCTAAGTTAAAAGATAGCAAAGAGTATTTTACTAAAATTTATCCCAAAGCCAATAAGGATGAATTGCAAGAAATTACTAGGACCTTTGTTGAATCACAAAATCGTAAAATGCATTTAGCAAAGTTATTTCCTAACTTAAAACTTGAAGATATAGAAGTCTTAAACACATTAATTACCGATGCTGATATTGAAAACTATGAAAGAGACTTGGGAAACTAAACCTTATTCTTGCGAGTTTTGTAAGAGATCCTTTCGTAGAGAATCCACGATAATTTCACATATTTGTGAGTCCAAACATCGTTGGATGGACAAAGATAAGCAAGGTAATAGATTGGGTTTTCAATCTTGGATAGAATTTTATAAGAAAAATTCTGCTAGTAAAAAGCAAAAAACATATGAAGAATTTATCCGTAGTGCATATTATATCGCATTTGTAAAATTTGGTTCGTATTGTGTAGATG